GGGTTATTGACCTCCTACCGTCCGTCAATCGAGCGACCAAGGATGTAAATGCCTTGATCAATCAGATTGGCAGGACGCACAGTAGGCGGACCAAGAAGACTTGGTCCGAACCGAACGCGAGCATTCCGCCTTTCTTCGGCTTCACACCTCTACGTACAGAAATCTTCGGATCTACTTCCATACAATCGGAAGGGACCCGAGATTGCGAGCTTCGCCTTATGGTGAATACCGCAATATGGTTTCCGCACTTAGACGTCCCAACTCTAAGACGAGAGTTAGTCATAGAGAAACTGGGCATCTATCCAACTCCGAGTGATATCTATAATTTGATACCTTGGACTTGGTTAGTTGATTGGTTTGGCGGTCTAGGCGACTACATATCCTTGATGGATAGTATAGCTAATGACCAGATGATCATCAACTATGGTTTCATAACTTACAAAGAAGTAAGTCGTGCTACCATGAAGGTCGCCGGAGAATTCCAAACTGTGGTAAAGACGAACGTAGACTTCATTGAGCAGGAAAGCGTTACTACAACGCCTATGGTTCATGAAGGCGAGTTCACCTACAAGTACCAACTTCGTAGATCTATACCATCGCTCACTAACGTTAGACAATATTGGGGAACAAATTTGAACCCCAATCAAACCGCTATCCTTGGAGCTCTTGCGAGCGTCAAGGGTGGCAGCCTCGCGAGACGTGATGTCTCGTAAGGTCAACGTCAGTAAACGAAGGATACTCTGACATGGCTCTTGTTGATCCCATCACCGTCGCAGCCAGCGCGCCGACACCAGCACTAACTTTTAGTGTGATTCGACGCGATGGTTATGGTTCTGATCGCTGGGACGTAGCCAATGGCTACCAACTAGCTTTCAACCATTCGACTTCACCCAACAATGGTGAACGGCATTATATGAAGGTGTCGCAGACCTTGGATGCTACCTCTCCCTATACGGGTTTGGTTAGCAAACAAACTGCTAACGTCTCCATTTCTGCTTCGTTCCCACCGTTTGGGTGGAATGCGGCCGCTAAAGCAGCGCTTGTAAAAGCTCTGCTTGACACGCTCGCCGACGCTGATGTCACTACTGCGAAATTTGTTGCTTTTGAGTCGTAAGACTCTCAGCTCATCTTTCGCCTAAGAGGTTAGCATTCGCTGCCTCACAAGGAGGTAACAAATGTCTAAGAATACCAAGGAAAGTCTTTCAACTATCCTTGCTATCCTCACCATTATTGGTGAGCTTCTTCGGGAGTGGATCAAAACTCAGGGTTCGTCATTACTTAACGACCCCTCGTTAGACCCACTGGACAACAATACCATGTCACAGGAC